GATCGCCAGCTAATTTGATCATACGACCAAAGTAGCCAACTTCAACAGTGCCAACTGTAGCAGCGGGAAGTTGCGCTGCACGGCAAGTGAAGCGAAACTTAGTATCTGAACCTGTGTCAGCCGCAACAAATGTTGGGATTGACAAGTATACTTCAAACTGCGAAGGACGAGCTCCGCCGTAAATAAGACCTTGCTGTTTGAAGCTACTTACGTTAAAACCTGAAGCCATTTTCTTATTCTCCTTATAGCTTTATCTATTTATTAGAATTTACCAACAACTTCAGAGAATGCAACACCCGTACCAACAGCCACAAAGTTCAACTGGATGAAGTTGATTGAGCGAGCTGGCTTGATATAGATGTCACCAACGAATTGGTTAGCATCAACAACTGCAGGAGTATTGTTTGTTGAATCGCAAACAACCAAGAAGTCAGTGATACCACGGCGACCCTGAATCTGACGGAGATAAGGAACCACCAAGTTCTTAAACTGAGCCTGAGTGAACGCATCATTGAATTCGAACAATGAGTACTTAGCAGCAGTTGAGATTGCTTTCTCAAGAACAATGAACAAGCGACGAACGTTGATACGATCGAAAGCAGATGGCTTAGACTGAAGTGTCTTATCACCATAAAGCAGTGTACCCTGTCCAGGAATTGAAACAACTGGGTTGATACCATTGCTATAAAGCAGATCACGTTGAGCTTGACGAGGATTCCAACGCATCTGAATCACGTTATTGATTTGACCACGATTGAACCCAGCAGGTGACCACCATGGATCTCTCTGATTGTCAGTACGAGCGCAGAGACCAGCGATATCGCCATTTGTAGGCAGATAACGATTGATGTCGTTATAGCGGTCATATTGATATTTGTAACCAGAGTCAAGAACAGCGTATGAAGAATCATGAAGAATATCTCTCCATGCCACAACAGCTGCAGATTGATTGCCTTGGTTTGAAGTTGCAACACCATCATCTGGGGTGATGAAGGCGACGCAATCTTTACGGATAGCGCAAATGTTATCAATGAGCCAGTTAGCAAGCTGGAAGTTATTAACAGTAAATCCTTGAGAGGATGTTGAACCACCAATTGGTTTACCTTGAAGAACCAAAGAAATATCAACATCTTCTGGTGATTGAAAATATTGATATCCAGCAGAAATAATTGAAAGTGGAGCATTACCTTCAGAATAACCATCTGAACCACCAACAAACGAGAGTGAAAGTGGTAAGTTATTTACTGAAGAAGCTATCAAAGCAGCATTAGCTGAAGTTGCTCCAGAACGATCATTCGCAACCCAAGTATAATTTGAATTATCATTAATTACTGTTTGATAGTAATTAACTGTACCATCAGCATTTTTACCATCTGTGGCACGTGAAACATTAGTGAATGTTTCAAGAACTGTTCCAGGTTGACCTGTGAAAACACCATTTTCGTCTTGAATTACGATATGCATTGTATCAACAGCAGCTGAGTTACCGAATTGAGCAACATAAGCAGATGTGATAGGAGGAGCTCCCGCAGTGTTAAAAAATTCCCAACGACGATTGATTGAACTGTTAATAGAACTGTTTGCAATAAACTGAGTTCCTAAACGGAATGGATCATATGTTGAGATTGTGAATGATGTATTAGAACCTGAAGAAGAGAAATTTCCAATAGCTGAAATTGAAGCGTATTGAACACCAGTCGTTGTGTTACCCAAAGCGAGCTGGTCGCCGAGCGTAAAGCTATTAGCCAATGCATAAGCAAAAGCATTAGTAGATGCTACGTTGGAACCAACTGAAGTAACAGTAACTGTAACTACGTTCGAACCAATATTTGTTGTAAGAACAGCCGAAGTATCAGCGTTAGCTACTAAGCTCACGTTTGAACTGAAAGAATTAACACTATCGCAGATAGAAATACGAAGAGAATTACCGTATGAACCACCTGGATATCTAGCTATATAAAGTGCATCATTATCAAACAAGCCTTGCTTAAGAGAAAAATCTGTAGAGTTCAAAACAGTTGGAGTATTAGAAACTGAGCCAACGTTAGCGAAAGCATTCTTAGCGCCTTGCTGTGTATTTGAAGAAGTTGTATTAGCTGCACGAACAACCCAAAGAGCATTTGTATAGCCCAAGAAGTTAGCTGCAGTAAAGAATGTTTCAGCGTTGTTTGAATTTGGCTTACCAAAAGTATTAACGAGAGTTGTCTCAGAGTCGATTAAAACACGTTGACCGACTGGACCCCAGTTAAAAATACCTGAGATAGCACCAGTTGATGTGGCAACTGCAGGAACAATCGTTGTAAGATCGATCTCAGTTACATTTACACCTGGACTTAATTGAGTTGGCATTTGGATTCTCCTTCCATGGAAAAGGCTTTGTAAATCTACAAATTATTTATAAATTATCGTTTTCTACTCCAAACATCCAGTTTCCAGATGGAGGCAGATCTAATGCTTCCACTAAATCGCCTCTTCCATCATCAACGAATCCAAAAGGTGTTAAATCGTTCATTATATCTTCTTCAGACTTTTCTCGGAGCTTTATGAGTGTATTTATGTTGGTATAGTCCTTGAAATACTGCTGGTCAGTTAGCCAAGCGAACAGAACTAATGGCATTACCAAGTCATCGTGTTTGCCTTCTTCCGCCTCATAGCTTTGACCTTTACGAGAGAAAGTCGACAACTCTTCAATCGTATGAAAGTCATTTATGATAAGCTGATTCTGTTCTACCAACAGTTTAAGGATGGCGCAACCTGTCGCTTTAACAGGCTTTGTAGTGCGAACGCCTTTATCAATGTTAGCGCCACCGAAACCAGTGCTAATTTTTTTACCAGCACGACCAGCATTTTCTGTCATAAGGACGTTGTCATATTCGAAGTCATAATGAAGCGAGTGACCGACCTGTTCGCCGATATCGTTGATTTCAACCAGCACAGAAGCGTTGTTATATGCTTTTGCCACACGGTAAATTACGTCAGCATAATCGATCGGCGTGATCATATTATTACGATAAACACAAACCTGCTGATAAGGCATTGTCGTAACATCAAGAACAGAGAAAGCTGAGTAGTCGAGACCCTTACCTCTTGAAACGTCACAAACCATTACATAGGAACGACCTTTTATCGGTTGGAAATATTGACTCAACCCGTCTTTGAAGGTAATCGGAACTTGGTGAACCAGCTCTTTCAGTTTCCAACCTGCAATAAGTGTACCAGAGCTACCCATAAACTCGACGCAATATTCCTGCTCGAATTTAGCAACGTCAAAATTCATAGCCGCTAGAGTATTCTTTTTCCAATTTTCATCACGACCTGGAACTTTATCGTAGGTTACTTCGATTGGTTGGTAGCCGTTGCGACCTTCTTTGGCATTTATCCAAAGTGAATAGAAATGGTTCAATCCGTTCGGCGTTGACACAAGAACGATCTTTGATTCAAGACCAGATGAAATTGTAGGATAAACTGATGTAAAGAATGTATCCCAGTTCTCAATAAATGCCGCCTCATCGATGAAGAGAAGGTTGATAGAATAACCACGGATGTTATCAGATGAAGTTGCAGCAGCAAGAACACGGCTGTTGTTTTCGAGTTCCATTGAACCCTTGTTCCATTCCTTCACACCCTGTTGCAGCCAGCGAGGTAAATGCTGATATGCCAACTGAATACGACCAAGAATTTCACGAGCTGTTTCGCCTTTGTTCGCCAGCAATGCAACTGTTTTTTCTGGATGGAAAATAATATACCAAAGAACGAACGCGCAAGTAACTGTTGACTTACCAGCCTGACGAGCAGTCGCAATAATCGTAAACCGATTGGCAGCCATAGATTCCAACATTTCTTTTTGGTAATCATACAGCTTGAAGCTCACCAACCCTTTGTCGATGTTGATAATCTTCATATATTTTTCGGTGAAATAAACTACATCGTTAGAACATTTGATGTATTCTTCAACAAGCTCTGGAGTCCACTCGATAGCTTGGTTCGAGCGTTTAAGTAGAGCATTTCCATTATAGCCGCGTAATTTACTGAGATCCACTTCCATTTTTCATATTCTCTATTACTTTTTGCAACTCAGCCGTAGAGCCAACAAACAAATTATTGGTGACGGATTTTGCTTCATCATTAGTTGGACTGTCTTTTGCTTCGATCTCACGAATATCTTTTTGTAATGATAATAGATCTTTGTTTGCCTGAAGCATTGTTTCCATAAGCTTTGCTAACACCTCGAATGCACGAGGATGCTGCGAAGCATCGGCGATTTGTGAAAGCTTTTCCATGGCGAATACGCCGTTCTGTATAACCTCATGGATATTAGAACGAGCCATTTGAAAATCATTTTTAGCGCTATCGTCATGAGCTTTGGCGACAATTGACTTTACTGAATCATTTGTTGTCAAAGGATTCAAGTTTAGAGCATTGTAAATTGCATTATTAGAGTTGTCTGTCATGGGCTATAATCAGTCTTTGTTATTACGAAACCATAATCATCGGTTACTTGAATTTGCGATACAGGAACAGATGCTGCTGCGTTAGATGTTGGTTGACCATTTGCTGTAAGTCCAGGTTGATCAAGTGTTCCTGAAACAACATTAGCGACACCAACAGCTGTTGCCAATTCTCCATCCGGAACATTTTCTGGAGTATAGTAATTGACAAAAGCGTATTTGATAATTGGCGTAGATTGAATTGGACCATACAAATAACCTTTGACAGTAAAATCAAGAGTCCAAATTAAAGCTTGGCGCTCTGTGAAGTTACCTTGATATGTATCTTCCTGCGAAACGCTGTTAAGAACAACAGGAATATCTTTCAGCTCATTCATATCAGGAATAAGCTCTACAGTAACTGTAAAGTCTGGAGTAAAGTAGGGTAGAATTTGCTCTACGATTTTTGTACCATCCTCAGCATTTTTCACTAGAATATAAAGTCTGAACCCAAAGTTATAAGGGACAGGCATGTATTGATAATTTAAATTTGAAGCATACGCTGTGTTTGCGATTTTGTTAGCTGTGCGTTGAATCGTTTTAAGTTTTCTATCGCTATCATAACGCACATCTGTCATCTCAAATGACATAAACGGCATTGTCAGCGTTGCCGTTGGTCGATCAATGTTAGGATCTTGTTGCGTACGAGCCAACATCTTTTCTTTTGGAGCATATGTGATCGGAACTTTAATAACAGCTGTAAGATCTCCAGCCGAATCTGTTCTTTCAATAATAATGTCATCAAACAGCGTACCGAACAGAGCTACGTATTTGCGAATCGTTTGAAAATAAAACTGTTGACCGAACATTAAATTTGCCCTTCACTGAATGGGTCATTGACGGACCAATCAACAAATCCTGACGATTCATTAGACATATCTTGGTTCGTGCCTGTTCCTTCGATAGTATCGAGATTGTATTGTTCCATTTCGATATAGTTGTCTTGTTCGTCAGTAATTGGAGCGCCTGTTTCATCCATGATAACATAGTCAAGAATATTCGTGCTGTAATTGAGCTGAATACGATCGATTTCTGGAATACCTGTGTTGAATACTTCATCGCTGTATTCAAATAATTCACAAGTCATTTCCCACGTTTGTAATGCGCCTAATTGATAGAACATCTCAAACTTGTTGACGAACTTAATTTGAAAACATTTATTATTCAGCGGAAAGTAAATCAAGTCGCCTTCGAGCGGTCTTATCAAAGTAGTGTAAGCGCCAATTTCTCTGCTAAATGTTCTTTGTGCGATAGAGAACACAACTTGATCGCGGATTTCCAAACCGAACTTAGACATAAAGTTGCCGTCGCCAGAAAACCCATCAACTGACTTAATATAGAATTCTACAAGATATGCATTGGTGTATGATGATTGATCGTCAGCCGTATACAACTTATCAAGATTGTTAATGTTACGAGTGATATAGTACATATCCTCGCCATAGATCTTGATAGCCTCAACAACCAGATCTTCAAGGAGATCTTGTTCGCCAGAGCTTTTGTAGTTGTTGAAGTAAAAGCTAGTTGCCATCAGCCAATCATATCCGCAATTGGTAAGCTGCTATCGTAGATAACCTTTTCTAATTCTTTTCTTTCTGCAACAGCATCGCTAAGAATTTTATCGCCATTAAAAGTAACACCTCCAGGAAGCTGCATACCAGAGAACTTAGAAAGGTTAGCGCCCCATTGTTCTTTGATCAACGCTGTAGCATAGTTTTGAAGCAGACGTTCATTGTACCCTTTTGTATAAACATTCGGGTCGATAACCTGATAAGCTTCGATGATAAGATAATCGCCTTCATTGACAAGCGACCAATCCATATCTAAATAAAGCTTATTGATGATACGATTGTAACGGAATGGCTGCATACCAACAAGAATCTGCTCAAGGAACTGAACATGTTGAAGAGCCATATAATAAGGAACCATTGACACTGATGTCAACGTATACAAATCGTTCAATGCGATCTGATATCGAATGTTAAACAGATTGTTTGTGTTCAATGACTGACCGACAGGAAACAAATTAACAACGCCACGAATGTTATCAGGCATTGTAATGTAACGATTGTAGATGTCTGTTTGCGTAACTTCGTATTTGTAGTACACTTTTTCCATACCATCGAAATGATAGTCCCAATAAAAGTTGAGAGCTTCAGTGACGCGATCTTCAACCTGATCGTCATCTACGTTAATTTCGATTACTGGAGCGCCGAGCTTACGTAAGCAATAAGCTTTAAATTCGTCTCTGTTATTGATCCAAGCCATTTAATTACCCTTGTGTGTTACCAGAGTCTCTAAAATAAAGCGCAACTGAACCAGCGCCTACGGTAACGTTAGCAGTTTGTCCGTTCAAAATACGAACGTAATTTTGATTTTTTAGTGTCTTATCATTTACTGTGACTGTACCATTGACGCAAACAACAACAGATTCAACTCCATCACCAGTATATGATGTTGTTGTATTTTCAGTTAAAAGTGTTCCATCATAGATTTTTGTTGCAGGAACAGGGTTGATACAAAACCAAGTTCCACCAACGTCGCTGTTGATAGTATATGAAAATGCTGTATTATAATGTTTTCTTAAATCATACAAATTTCCAGCAGAATAGGTATCAGTTACGTTACCATTCGAATCTAAAACATTCGCAGAACCTTCTAAACAATAACCAAGCTGACTGTAACCACCATTTTTAGTTGTGTCAGCTGTTGTAAATGAATATGTTTCATTGGCGGTCATATGACCGATACAAATAACAAATCCTTTACAAATTTGGTTCGTTGTTAAAACTTTCATAAAGAAACCTCAAGCGTGAAGTTATTTGCGTTAATAAGATCTGACGCTTGAAAAGTTTGATGAGCGCCAACAGTATTTTTAATAGCTGCTACAAGATCTGTATTAGCAGCATATACATTTTTTTGTTCAATACCGCTAAGTATATTTCGACCAACCATTGCGATTTGTTTAATTATATCGCTAGAATTGTTGGCGCTATATAAATGTGGATAAAATGCATACGTAGGCGTAACATTATTGCCGTCAGAAAAATTGACGTGCATAACGTGACTGTTTTCGTCATAATCTACAATGTTGACTGATACATAGTCCATATTTTACCTCTTTTATTTGTATTTATCAGGCAGCATTGCCTCTAATGTCGTTTGTTGCAGCCCATGTAACATTACCACCACCAACAACGTAATATCCAGCAGCGCCGCCACCGCCACCATTGTTACTTGGTGCACCACTTTGACCAGGTCCACCACCTGTTCCGCCGTAACCGCCACCAGAAGGAGGTGGACCCCAACCACTGCCACCAGCAGATAGTGATCCAGGGTTTCCTGAATTTCTACCACCCGAACCTCCAGGTCCAGGGACATAGCCGCCTCCGCCGCCACCTGAACCTCCAGGAGCATATGCTGGTTTAGGACTACCATCAGCACCACCATTACCAGCGCCGCCGCCTCCGCCGCCACCCCAAATAGAACCATTGTTTGTTATTCTTGTTGGGTAGTTAACAAGTAATGCGTTACCACCAGCAGAACCAGAACCTCCATCTTGCGCACCACCACTACCACCAGCGCCTGTGATAACGCCGTTATTATACAGTTCTAAAATATCGCCGTTATTACCATTTAATGTAAGAGCATATGCACCAGTTGATGTCGAACCAAGAACTGTGCCGCTGTTAATTGTGATAGAGTTATATGTTCTACCAGCAACATAATTTCCGCCAGCAAGAGATATAGATTCAAGATTGTAAGTAGAATAATAACCATTCGAATCTAAACTACCACCAACAGAAACATTTGTTCTAGAATTACCATGGTAATTTGAAATAGGAGCTGGTGTTCCGCTGTTTATGTTTTGACCAGTGAAACCAGCTGCAGCCAGTTTTCTACCTTCAGCGTCATCCAAACTATATTGATTTGTAAAGAATCTACCAAGTTCTGCATTTATTTGAGCAAAGCTTATACTGCCTGTTGGTAATGTCATTAATTTGCTCCAGAATTGACTTTTGCCTCGAGCTCTTTAATCGCTTCAATGAGAAGCGCGACTACACGATCGTACTTGACTGCTTTCGTTCCATCTTCACGAGTTGCAACGACTTCGGGAAGAACCTTTTCGATTTCCTGAGCGATTACACCAACGTCATGCTTACGAACAAAGTAACCATCTTCGCCGCCATTATTAGCAATGAATTCATCTGTCCAGTCAAACTCAACACCGCGAATAGCCTTGACTTTATCAAGAGCATTTGGTATAACAGAGACGTTCTCTTTTAAGCTTTCGTCAGAAGAATAGAAAGCAGTGATATTGTTAGTGGCACGAATTTCGCCAGTTGTACCAGATGCTGGTGTACCAACACCGAGTGAAGAAATTTGTGTTGTAACAGGTGTAGCCCAGTACACACCAGTTCCGTTTGATGTTAAAACTTGACCAGTTGAACCAACTGAAGCGTTGGCTGTGACAGTGCTACTGAAAACAACAGCCTGTGGAAAATTGATTGAACTGTTTGAAGAATTGATCTGAACAAAGTCAGTCGTGTTGTTGTAATTGATATAAAAATTACCAGAAAGGTTAGTAACACGCCATGGATTAGATGAGGGATAGGAAAGCCAAATGTTGTTACCAAAACGACCATTACCTGCAACATCAAGAGTATAAGCAGGAGTTGCTGTTCCTAAACCTAAGTTACCGTTAGCAGCATGATAAGCTGCTGTACCAATCGTAACAGTGTTTGTTTGAGTTGAAATAGCATAAGCATTAACAAGAATCGAGTTTGCTGTAAATGTAGTGCCAACTGTATAGGAAGCTGCATTAACAACGCCTGTTGTATAAACGCCTGAAGAATTGGCTATTACAGAGGAACCGACCTGTAATGCCGCAGCATTCACAACACCTGTGGAATAAGCGCCAGAACCATTGGCTACAAATGCGTTACTGTTAACGGCTAAATAATTTTTGACAACGAACGATAAGTCTGACACGGATCACTCTCCCCTGTGTGCTTGAATTTTATCTATTTATAATGGAGCAAATTATGAAAAGAATACTGTTATTTTTGGCTTTTTTATTGAATTGTAGCTTGACTTACGCCGACAACCTTAGTATAATTACTCCGTCCCCTGATGATAGCTATACGATTAATGCTCGAATACTAGCCAAGTATCTTACCAAACATCTACCGAATCATCCTGACGTAATAATCCAGTCAATGCCTGGAGCGCAGAGTCTTGTTGCTGCTAACTGGCTGTATAACATAGCCCCCAGAGATGGATCGGTAATCGCCACATTACAAAAAGAAATACCTTTCGATGGACTACTGGGTGGAAAGGGAGTGCAGTTTGATCAAACCAAATTCACATGGCTAGGGTCAACTTCCGATGGACGAAAAGATGCTGTGATGCTCTGGGCGAATGAACCTAATTTTCGTGACGATTTTATTGTTGGCGCTGAATCTCCAACAGCTGGAAATATGGCTGTGTTTCTTAATAAAGTGATGGGAACCAAATTTAAAATTGTAACAGGTTATGAAACAACAGGCGCGAATCGATTAGCGTTTGAGCGAAAAGAAACAGATGCCGTCATTTATAGTTTGGCTGGAGTTAAAACACAGAAACCAGATTGGCTCAATCCCGATTCTGCGATCAAACCATTCCTTCAATTCGGTAATGGAACAAATAGATTACCTGAATACTCAGATATTCCTACGCTAGAAGAAAAAGTAGATAGCAATTACTATCAATTGATCGAGGCTTTTGAAACGCAATTTATTTTACTCCGCCCGTTCTTAGCTCCGCCGAATCTACCAACCGATAAAGTTACTGAACTACGCAGAGGATTAGAAGCAGCAGCAAATGATTCAGATTACATAGCCGAAGCAAAGAAAGCTAGAATCGATGTTAATTTTATACAAGGTGAAAGAGCTGAGATGATTGTTGACTTTCAATCAAGAACAGCTCAAAAAATTATAAACCAGCTGAAAGAAATATATCATGATTGAACATAAACTGTTTCCTACGCTTGTTACAGAACATCTCTATCCTGACCATGCAGAATTTAAGAAAAAGTTTGCTAAGAACATATTCAAACATATGACACCAGAAGGATACTCGAGCGAGCTAACGAACCATGTAACATTACACCACGAAAAAGCTTTTGAGCCATTGTTTAAATTTGCCACAGAAGCAGCGAAAAAGCATTGCGAACGATTGCATATTGATACAGAAAAATTTGACTTTAACATAATTAAAACTTGGATGAATATAAAAAAGAGCGCCGAAACACCAAAGCACATGCATGGGGATGCGCATATCTCATTTTCATACTATGTTAATATGCCACCAAATTTTGCTTGGCCAATACGTTTTTACAACTATGACAATCGACACGAACCATATCCAGGATCTATTGTACATAATAATACCAGTGGTATTTGGGATGAATTGAACTCTGGAAGTTGGCAATTTGTACCTAGTGAAGGTAGTCTTTTTGTTTTTCCATCTAACCTTGTTCATGATACAGTTGGTAATACATCATGGAATATTCTTGAGCAGGGTGTAACAAAACAATCATTGATGGATTATCGCCATTGTTTAGCAGGTGATATTCTTATGACTTACAAAAAGAAAACACCAAGTCACCTTGGCGTACAACCAGTATCAAATTGGAGGAATTTCGAATGATATATAATGATCCATTTGAACGTGAAGTGATTACCTATCCTTATGTTTGGCAAGATAATATCTTTAGCGAACAAGAATTAAAAACGATAATTGATTATTGTGATTCAAAAGGAACGCAAGAAGCTACGACATTTGCTGGACTACAGCCTGACCTACGTAAATCAGAAATAAAATTCCATCAAAGAAACATTGACAATGGCTGGATATTTGACAGATTGAATACGTTGATCGAATTCATTAATGAAAAATACTATCGATTTGATCTAAATGGATACAACTATTTTCAGTATACAAAATACAATAAAACAGGTAAATATGGCTGGCACATGGACACGCATTTGGGCGCTGATAATAGAGATCAAACTCGTAAGCTGTCCTTATCCATACAACTCAATGATGACTATACTGGTGGAGAGTTTATGATCAATGAAGGTGAAGAAAAGAAAGCTTTTACTGTACCAATGAAAAAAGGAAGAGCTGTTTTATTCCCTTCCTTTTTGATTCATCGTGTTTCGCCAATTAAAAAAGGCATTCGTAAGTCTTTGGTTGTTTGGGTTCAAGGTCCAAAGTTTCGTTAAGTGTTAGAAGCCAAAGCGTTTGTTGTATGGATTAAAAACATTTGACCATTAGAAAATTCAACGTATTTGGAAATAACAATTGTACTACCAACATTAGAAATGGAAGTCGTCGACGACTTCCATGCAGCTGTTTTGGCACCAATCATAGCAAACATAGCATTGACATATTGATTGTTTGCATCTGATATACTTTTAGAAAACAACAAGGCATTTTTATCTGTGTCGATAGTGTATGTTTGATGCTGAGTGTTTTCATTATCCATAACACTAGTATAGCTATTACTCACATAGCCGTTTTGAACTAAAACGACATTGGTTTTGAACGCCTCAATAATTGCCTTTTCGCTATCAGTATAAGCTGGCAAAAATTGATCATTAGCTTGTTTAACTATTATTCTGTGAACTTTTGGCATGTTTGCTCTCTAATGTTTGTCTCCATATACCTTATTTAGGTAACTCAACTCGTTTTTAACAGTTGCTTCTGTATCACTTGGATCCATACAATATGACATATATGGAGCTCTAAGTTCTGCTACTGTTTTAAAATCAGGGCTAGCGCATGCTAATTTCATATCAGCCAAAAAGGTTTTAGCAAACTCTGGCTTTTCTTTGGGGATAGCAAATAACAGAATAGACTGCAGATTGAAGTCATTAAATCCGATTTCCTTACCTGTCGGCGCATCTGGAAAAGTTGTCATACGCGCATCCGAGGAAACAAGAATAGCTCTTAAACTTGTCATATCAGGTAATGTAAAAACAGTATAATCGATCTCTTTATTCTGAATAGCTAAAACAATTTCTGGTACTGTTTTATATTGTATCTCTTCGACTTTATCTTCTAGCCCATAATGTTTTAAGAATATCTGATTCATCATTTTTGCGGCTGGAGCAACAAGAGTTCCGCCTTCATAGGACTTTGATCTACTCTTAATAAAAGCTACTAGATCATCTACGTTTTTGATTGGCGAATTTGGCGCTACCAAAATACCAAGTGTGTTTTTACCGATTCCTGTGCTGAAGATAAAGTCATGATCGCGATCAATACCAATATCTGGATTATTGATTCTGTTAAATGTTATTGTAGAAACGCCAGTAAAGAAAACAACATCCTGATTTTCTTTTGCTAATGCCTTTGCTCTTAAAGCAGCAGCATCACCAGAACCACCCATTGTAACAGCAAACTTATACTCGCGCTGGTTTTGAACTGTGTTAAGTATTTGTGTAATACCTATACCGATTTGACCGCCAGATCCTACAACTGGTAATGCGCTGACGATTTCAATCTGTTCGGCTGCCATGGCTGTTGTAGATAACAACAACGAGAGCGCGAGTATTTTAATTCCATTTAACATTCAATTCTCCTATAATATATGAGTCAGTTGGAATATGATTCGATAGCATGTTTTTATTATCGATCTTTCTGTACTTGTTTAGATAGAAATTTTGTTGTTCCCTTAAAGCATCAGCGGCATTGTTTTTTTGTATCAAAGATACAAGCTTAATTTCTGGAGATATTTGTAAAGATTTTGGTGCGCTGAATAAACCAGAATGCCAATAGTAGTAAATATACTTAGTGTATTCTCTGGAGTAATTATGCATTGGTCCATGAGATCTAACATCTGGTTTTAATGGAGATTGATTAACAAAATTAAGATAAAGTTGTTTGTCATTTTCGAAAGCTTTCTTTAATACATGAGATTGTTTTATCGGTATAAGTGGAGCATCTTTACTCCAGAAGAAATTTTCAATTGTGTAAATTGGATCAATTTCGTTTTTACGAATAAGTTTGTCTCCAGTAAGAGCAGCATCATTAAAACTGAAAGTTAATTTTTTGTTTTTTACCTTTAAGTTTGGTTTTTCGACGCCACGAATAAACCCAGTTTTGTTCGTTTTTTTAATGTACAAATTATTATAATGATGTTGATAGAAATTTCTTGCGTATGGCGTCATTTGTATTACAAAACTAGCTTGTGTTCTTTTTCCATTAATTCCCATAAAAGTAAATTTGTTATTCAAAATATCATCAATAAGATTATGTGACATATCGATGGAACTAATCTTAGTTTTTGGACTTAATTGTCTAACCTTTTCTAGTGTAGGAACACAAACCATTTCATATTCTAAAAATTGATTAACACCTTCAATATCTTTTAGAAAATTACGATCAAATCGAGCCATTGCTTTTTCGTAATGAATTACTTGTATTTCATCAATGAAGATGTTGTTTTCTAAAAATGTATAAAGTATTTCGTGAGAGTCTGATCCTCCAGAATAACTGAGGATAAGGTAATCATAAGTGTCGCGAAGCTGTTGCGCTCTTTGTACATAAAGTTCTTTTAGAGAAAATGGAGGCTCGACAGTCCAATCAATCGATCTAAAAACTTTTTCATTGAATTTAAAAACAACAGGCGGGCAGTCAATCTTATTGATTATAAAATTGTTCATGTCATTCAGAGCTTCTTCTCGATCATAGTATATTTTATGATCGAATATATAATATCCGTTAATCATTTTTCCACTTATCTAAATAGCTCAAAAAATCCTCTCTTCTACCAAGAGGAAAAGAATAACCGACCGAAAGATCTCTGCCAGATAAAATATGTTTTATGATTTTTCTAAATTCGACTGGGAAATTATACTTCATAACTGGTCGATAATCTGTGTTATATAACTTATGTTTGTATTCATCAATCGGTATTTCCTCTATCGCTTCTACCATCGCATACGTAAGTTCTACAGTATACATGAAGAATGGTATATTATACTCCTCGCCTACCAATGCTTCATTGATAAAATCCCACTCATTCATTCCTGGGAATATACCAGTATGATCATTATCAATCATATGTTCGCCAATAATAAGAATACCGCTATTATCTTTTGCGTATTTACAGGCGACTAATCCTGGAACAGAATATATTCCATGACAGTTTAAATTGGCAAAAATTTCATTGTTGTATGATCGAATTATATCATAATCTGATAATTCAATAATGATTGGTTCAATGTTTAATTTGCGACAGGAATGGTGAGCGTATGCTGCTTCGTTTTCGTTACCAGATGTTTTTACAATAATCGGTTTGATAGGTAAGTTATTTTCTGCGAATACATGCAAAACAAAATCAGAATCAGCTCCGCCAGATAGCGCTAGGAATACAGATGGATATTTGTCGGAGATCATTTTCGCTGTCATATTAGCAGCAGAACGAAAGTCCATATGTTTAAAAGAGTATGGGTTCAAATCGACTTTGAAGTCAACTTTCTTATCAGTAATTCTATCTTTTAAATTACTCTTAACCCAGTAATTATGTGTTGTCATTATAATCCCATCCAACTACCAAATATCATATCCCAGACTGGAGTGAACACGCCGTAGTTTTTGTTGGGTTGTTCATGGTGTATTAGATGCCATTTACCAGATGTAAGGAAAGGATACAGATTGATCTTACTATTATGCTCAATCGCCTCTTGTATATAGCCCGCCCAAATATAATAAAAAACAGCAATCCACCATTGATTGGTTATAAAGGAAAAAATGATTGTCGGTATAACTTCGGTCAGCCACTGATCGATAGTGCTGTTAATCGAGTCAAAATAAAGGAAGAAGTTTTTCCAGTTTAATCCCTGAACAGTCTGTTGCGTTACCTGTTTGTGATGATCAGCATGATAATATCTCATAAATGGAATAACGTGTGCTGCTCTATGTGTTGTATAGAGTAGTAAAGTCCAAAGTATGAAATAGAGTACATAGCTCATAGGTAATATGGTCTGGTAAAGAATGATATCGGTTTACTCGGCGGAGCGTATTGTTTAATCGTATGTAATCCTCTAAGGAACATATCATACATCCCGCTGTCTTTACTATTTAACATAAACATATCTCTTGCAGAGATCGAAGTTGTAGTTGATTTTTTAGACTTAAACACCAGCGGATTCTTAAGATTATACACTGTTCTGTTAATAATATCTTCTCGCTTAGAGGATAATATAGCAGGAGGAATTGCGTTGTCTTTTATTCCGTCATATAATCTTTTCATTACATGAGCTTGTTTTACCATTATCTTTGTGTAATATGGATCAGTGTAGAAATTGATACGTGTAAAGTTTTCATCGAAATAGTTAGCGCCATAGTCGTTGATTCCTAGATCGCATATTCTAACTCTTGGTTTATCAAACCCATGCTCGTAACCAGTTTTTTCAGCACCCATTATCCATGCTGTTTTCTTATTGTTACCTTTACCAGCAAAGCGTTTAAAGTCATACCACCAAAGATTATGAACCGATTTGAACCCACCAATGTATTTGCTCCACTCATCTTTATATGTTTTAATAAGAGTAAAGTTGTTGGGGTCTCTGAACCAGTCAGTATAATCGTATACGGATATCTTGGTGTTTGGTAAGTTAAATTGATTCAATGTTGGCTTGGCGTTGAAAAATATATCGCCATTGTGATTCTCATCTGAACCCTGATATGAGTCCTGAGAAAAAGCGCCAACCATTACAATCTCATCTATATGAATGTTATTGTAATAGAATGTTTCTAGGATATTAGTTGAGTCTGAACCGCCAGAATAACAAAGAATAACATACTCGTACTCGTCGCGAATCTGCTGAGCACGTTCTTTATACAATTCTTCTAGCGATTCTGTTGGCTCTGTTTTCCAATCTATCTTTAGGAACTCTTTGTCGTAGTAATAGAAAAAAATATTTTTGCCAGCCTGTTTAGCAGCATAAGCGTCTAATTGAGTTGGGTAAATTGTTTTTTCAGTATCATAATAAAAGATAGACATTAGTTCTTAAGATTTTTCAACAATTCCTCGACATCAGCTTCATCAATAGCAGCTGGTGTGATTGGATTAACGATTTTAGAAACTTCGTCTCCAGTTTTATGAGAAGTTTGTCCAACCAAAGCTTTAACATGATCTATATTTGTATCTGTATTTGGATCACGAACTGCTTCGATTTTCTTTAACCATTCGTACGGAGCATGCGAAACAAGCAATTTATCTAAGTCATCACCTTTTTCTGGCGGAACAGATAAATTGATCGCTACGTCTGTACGACATCTTACTGGCGTTCCATCTGGATTTCTATTAGCATCGCTTGCTAATGCTTCTTCAGATAATACGTCTGTCCAGTAGCGAGCAACAATTAAGTGATCGTCTGGCCAAACTTCAATAATTTTGTAATGTAAGTTTGTCATGAGATTGGTCCGTTTCTTGTTCCTGTTGATATGTAAGCTGTTATGTTTGAATTTCCTGTGATTGCGTTACCTTGTGAACCAGTTGGACCTGTTGGACCCTGAGAACCTGTTGGACCTTGTGGACCAATTGAACCCGTTGGTCCAGTAGGACCTACTGATCCAGCGCCACCACCAGAACCACCAGCATATCCACCAGTTCCTGTTGCGCCAGCGGCTCCTGCAGAATTCAATGATCCACCAGTACCACCTGCGCCACCTGCGCCTCCGTATCCGTCGCCAGCACCAGCTCCGCCGCCACCGCCACTAGTGAAGTTACCACTAGCACCGCCAGCATTACCAGCGCCACCAGTTCCTGGGGGCGTACCGCCTCCGCCGCCTCCACCACCGCCTCTGGCTTGTGTCTGTCCAATTCCTTTACCGTAGTTAACGTGCGACCATCCGCCGCCTCCGCCGCCTCCGCCGCCACCAGGACCTCCTGGACCTCCAGCTCCACCAGGACCTCCTGGACCTCCAGCTCCACCAGGACCGCCTGGACCTCCAGTACCACCTGTACCACCAGTAATTGTTGTTACGTTATTGAGATATAAAAAAACATTTGAGTTTGTTGGAGCAGCAAAACCTGCGCCACCAGTACCACCAGTACCGCCTGTTGCGCCAGTACCACCTGTACCACCTGTACCACCTGTTCCGCCAGTGTAACCTATGCTCCCAGGAGAACCACCACCACCAACACTACCACCACCAACACCAGTTGGTGAAGCTCCACCAACGCCACCAGCGCCGTAAGATCCAGCACTTCCCGTAGAACCTGGAGCTCCTGTCGCGCCTGTTGTTCCAGTATTACCAGTGCTACCAGTAACACCTGTAGCGCCTGTTATTGTATTTGAATTTTGAACGTAAAGATATGAACCGCCAGTCCAGCCAGTTCCTACATCAAATGCAGGTGTTGTGTTAACTGTACCAGAAACAGTAGCATTGATAAACGCCAATACGTTAACACCGCCGACTGGCGAACCAGCAGCAGTATACAGGTTAACATTATTAGCAGGAGTGTTAATGTTAACAATCCGAGTATTTCTGTTGATAAAGTTAACGAACATTTTATTCCTATTTTACGTTTGGTAAAAACGAACCATACATATTAGTACCATCACTAACAAACGATAATATATCTCTAGCAGATGCATTGGTTGTTAAAGTTGGAGCAATGCCAGCAGCCCATTTAAAATTCGACCCCCATGTTATAATTCTAGAACCAGTTGCATCTTGTATCGCATGTAATATATAGGTCTGCACTTTTGGATTGGTAATAGTTACAGTTGTATTACCAGTAAGAGTAAGATAAGCAACCTGACCAGAAGCAGCATTCCATACCGTATTAGGCGATGCGAATGTCAATGTTTGATTTTGCATATTCGCTGCTGTAGTGTCGACAATCCCAGAAATTCCGAATGTAGAAGTATTCACTGTCAAATTGCTTGTAGCAATATTCAGTGTTAAATACTGTCCTAATTCGCCGAGATTGAAATTCTGTGCCATCGTTTACCTTTTATACTATTTATGCTATAGCACATTAGCAGCAACAGCTGTTTGAACAGGCTGTAAAGCGGCGACTAAACTAGTTGTGTCTGTTGCTGCTGTAATAGCAGAACGAGCAGTAGAAAGAGCAGCTGTCCAGTCAATATCAGAAAGAACATTAGAAAGACCAGCACCAGTTTTTGCTGATCTATGCTGCGCTTCATTATATGCCAAACGATTTAACTGATTTGTTGCATTCGTTTTTGCCTTGGTTATATCAACAGAAACTGTTGTACCATTAAGAACCCAAGAGTCAAAAAACTGCGCATCATTACCTTGTGGAAGAGAACTGTTATCGACAATGATTGCGCCAGCTGGGCAATCTTTTACTAAAACTTGATCGATAAAAAGTTCGCCCGTAGGAACACAAACAGATACGCCGCCATTTGTATTTGTGTAGATAATTACTTGTGACATTTTTACCTCAACGAAATATTGCGCATGTTAAAACTGTTCCATCGTAAAAATTCCCGCCACCAGATACCATAACCATATAAACATTACTTGTGCTAGCAGGTACAGCAGATATCCATTGATCATACTGACCAGCAGCGCCTAAAATAGTGTTACTGTAGTTACCGCCAGTTACAACTGCATAGCTAGTATCTGGCATTGGTTTATTTAAAGTGACAGTGTATTCACCAGTGCCATTTCTTGTAACACTACTTACATTAAAAGAATTGGCAATAACCATACTTGAACTAATATATCCGTAGTTTACCCAAGCACGACAAAGCGTACCAATTTGTGATCCAGCTCCTTCATTAAATTGTGGAGGAGATCCATTTGCGCTTGATTGAATAGTATTAGAAAAAACAGCAGCAGTTGTTATTCCATTTGAACCATCGATAATTACTGACATTATACTATCTCCGCGCCTATTCCGATGTACGCATTGTTGCTATTGTTTGCTCTTACATAATAAGATCTAAATTGAGTTAATCCTGATGAAGCAAAAGAAAGATATACGTTAACGTCATTTACACTAGGAACTGCTTCAGTAGAACCTACGATTGATGCACCAGTTATAGAAAAACTATTAACTTCTTCTGTTAATCCTAAATTCGCATAATCAAGAGTTGTTGCAGTTGCTCTCAAAGGAACTGGTAATACCAATGTACATGTTAAAGATGTTGTAGAAAGTGCTTGTCCAAAAAATGGAGACATCGAATATGCTGCGGATGGGTTTGATTGCCATCTCCAATAATACCTTTGACATAACAAAAACTCTGTCCCATAATGACGATAATCAAATGCTGTTGCAACAGATCCAACTTCTAGCTGAACGCCAGTAATTTGGAATGTATTAGATGTAGATGAAAAATAATTATATGTTTGAGACGAATAGCTGTTACCTGCGGAGTTGACGTTCCAAATAAAAGGTGTTCCAGAAGAAAATCCTGAACCAATTGCCATATAACCAAAATCGATTTCGAAACCGATAGCATTACTATATGGTATAGTTCCACCCGTATCTCCAGGAATAGTAACAACAACTTTTGTCCATGTTCCGTTTGTTACTGTATATGTCCATGGAAAAACACGCTGAGTAGAAGCACTTCTTTGAATTATACCTCCACTCAACGTTCCATTAAATGATGTTTTTACCCAATATGAGAGAGTAATTGTTTTAGCACCAGCTGTTCCATAAGCTAAATCCGCAGCGTTAATTCCTTCGACGCATTGGTTTATGGTTGCGTAGGTAAAGCTGGCTAAAGAAGATATAGCTGTAGTTGCTTGAAACAATAAAGAATAAGGGAAACCAGAACCGCTAGGAACATCTGTCGATTGTGTCATACTGAAAACACCAGTTCCAATCGTTCCGCAATTTAAATAAAATCTATCAGCTGAAAATGTTCCGCTTGTCGTCAAGCTAGTAAATGATGTACCGCGCTGCCAAATACCCATATTACAATTGATAATACGATTACGCATTCCCAAACTGCTAGCGCTATTAAATGTCGTAGCATCGTTAAATGTAATACCGTTTACGCCGTCGACTGATACTGGCATTATTTCACCTTATGTTGTAGGTTTTGGAATATTGTTTTTAACATTTTGAATATATGATTTCCAACCATCTATACCTTGATCAAAAATGATAGCCAACTGCTGTTCAGCAGTAGGATAATGTTCTAATCTTTTAAAACGATAATCTACACCCAATCTAATGGTCGCTTGCGAATAATTCCAAGCAGATTGCAATTCTTGTTCTGTTGGTTTTGGGTAAAACAAATCGTCCCAAACAATATCATTGTATGTCCAACCGCCTTCGGGTACAGTGTTTCCGCTAAAATGCCATTTAGCTTGCGGAAGAATAAACATTATTGCTGCTGTATAATCCATTTTATCCTCTTACCAATATCCTATAAGTAATCCACAACCGCCAACGCCGCCTTCATCAGCACCTCTTGCATACCTATAACTTGTGTTTACTTGCAAATCGGGATCCCAATAAAACGGCGGAATAAAAGATTGACCAGTAAAAGTTTGACCCATAATTACGCTTGAATGAATGTAACCAGAGCCGCCTCCTCCGCCGCCCATCGAGTTACCAGCATTATAAGCGCCAGAACCACCGCCATACCAACCACCGCCACCACCTCCGCCGTAGCAGTTCGAATTTTGGTGCGTTCCTCCTGCAAATTGGCTACCAGCTTGTCCTGTTGTGTTAGAACCCGTACCAGCCGCTCCGCCAGCAGTTTGCGTTCCTGCCTTACCATTAACAACACCACCCGAGTATCCAGTTATATGTCCTTGTTCTCCAACAAGACCGCCACCAGCGCCACCACTATTCAATGCAAAACCATTACAAGCACCACCTCCGCCGCCACCGCCAGCAACCATAGTCCATGCGCTTTGCGAAGGAACATAGATAGAAGTAGAACCACCACCAGAAGCACAATATTGATTGTCGCCAGCAGCAGTTGAAGGAGCGCCACCATCTGGAAAAGAAGTGGTAGAACCAGCATCGCAAGATCCGTTAACGCCAACTCTATATGTAAGCGTTTCGCCAGGGACGACTTGAATTATACCCATACTAAAACCGCCAGCTCCGCCTAACGCGCCTTGTCGCCAACCGCCATAAGTTCCACCACCGCCACCAGCTCCCCACATTTTAATGAACATTTTTGTAACACCAGCTGGAACAACAAGTGTACCATTAGAACCAGGGGTGCTGGCGCCAGTTAAAAGCTGTCTTGTTTTATTTACGCATAATAAAAGTCCATTATCAAGCGTAAAATCAAATCCATAAACACTAAACACCTGACGATGTAGTGAAGGATAATGTTTGTAAATACTGTTACCATCGCTAGAAATATACTGATCGGTTATAATACCTACGTTAGCAGTTATAGAACCCATTGAATGAAACTGCGAAGTCGGAGAAGTCGTTCCAACTCCAATAAATCCGTTAGAAGCCATAAACATAGAATTGGCGCCATTAGCCTGAAACTGGATTGTTTGAGAGTTATCAGAGTTTATAACAAGACCGATATTATTCGAAGCGTTAATTGTAGTTGTCATAAAATCACCCATCTAGAATTTGCGCTGACTGTAACAATAGCGCCGTTGTTAACAGCAATTGGTCCAACCGAATGCGCACCAAAGCCAGCTGGAACTGTAAAACTTGTATTTACTGTTCTGCCATTTAAGAAAAAAACTGTGTCGGTACCACCGCCAGTAGCACCAGCGCCAGAACCCCAGTAAGCAGCAGAACCATTTGATAATAATACCTGACCATTAGATCCAACAGAACCATTGGCGTTGATGGCTGTAGTTGTAACAGTAGTAATCGCCGTCGCATTGGTTGTTAAACCAGCAACAAGAGCGGGAGCACTATTAGCTAAAACTGCTAAACTGTTAGTTATTGTCATTTAAATACTCCTTATAGATGCGATGCTTTTTATGCTCCTACCTTAGCTTTTAAGGCGGCTATTTCTGTTGCTTGGGTAGCAACTGTGCTTTCCAACCCAGCTAAACGCTGGCGAACTGACTGAAGTTCTGCTACTAAATAAGCGATAATCTCTGGTGAGGAAACAGCTACTTGCTGGTAAACTGGTTTACCTTCAGCATCAACAGCGTCTTTTTCTCCAGTTACTGCACGAGGAATAACCGCTTGCATTTCATGTGCGATGAAACCAACGTCTGATGTGTTATCTTCTTTCCAAGTAAATTGACTTGGTTTTAAAGCATCAATTACAGGACCGCTTTGAGTTGTGGTTAACGGTGTGACGTTTTCTTTCAAACGGTAATCCGATGTGCTGTTAAAAGATACCTGTGCACTGCCGTTTTGCGTAATAGAACCAATAATAGACCCATTATACCCAAACCATTGATAACCTGTTCCAGATGCAACGCCAGATGCATGATTGACAATTTGCAATCCAGAGCTACCCAATAATGCTATTGAATTAGAATTTGATGTGCTTGCAACTGTCGTTCCCACCAGCAGATTGCCACCGCCTGGCTGCATAACAATGTCACCAACATTGCCAGCGGATGTTAAACCTTGGAAAGCGGGAACTGCATAATAGGATTGTGACCACCAAACACCAGCTTGTGACCCGCTTACAAAACCAAGATATACATCTCCACGCCCACGCACTGTTCCGTTAACGTCTAATTTATAAGCAGGCGAACTTGTCCCAATCCCCACGTTGCCGCTGGAGTCAATACGCATACGTTCGGTAAAAGTTGCTGCGCCCGTGCCAAAAGCAAGTGCGGCGGTTGCCCAAATAGTAGAAGCGCCAGTTGTGGTTGACAAAAGACCAGTTGAATTTGTGTTGTCCGTCCACCGAACTGCGTCTGTAGTTGCAGCAGTAGAAATTGATAAAGATGATTGTGGTGTTGATGTTCCAATACCAACACTACCCATAAAGTAACTGTTAGCTGTTCCGTTTGAAGTAATACTATTCAAACCAATTGTTGTATTACCAACAGTAATATTATTTGAATTTATCTGTGTATTGCCAAGAGTAATGCTATTGATACCTATTTGCGTTTGACCAACAACGAAAGCATTAGCACTATAAACAATAGATGTTAAATAACCGAATACGTCGATAATATAATTGTTAGCTGGTGTAACAACAAAGTTAACTGTTGAACCAGAAGTTGTAATAA